CTGGCCGCCGCGCAGCTGGCCGCCGCGCAGCTGGCCGCCGCCGCGCTCGATGCCCTGGTGCTCGATGCCCTGGTGCTCGATGCCCTGGCGCTCGATGCCCTGGCGCTCGATGCCCTGGTGCTCGATCCCGCCGTGCTCGATCCCGCCGCGCTCGATCCCGCCGCGCTCGATCCCGCCGCGCTCGATCCCGCCGCGCAGCTGGCCGCCGCCGCTCCGGCCATGGTGCGCGGTCCGGGGACAAAGGGTCCTCGCCGCCCGATTCGTCCAGCGATTCCAATGGCTTAGGGTCCGCGCCCCGCCGCGCCCGGCCCCCGGCGGCCCAACGGTGGCTTCGGCCTTGTTTTGCTCAAATAAACCCGTGATGAAACATATTCGGTCACTTGTGCTAAAATGTTCCCTTATTAATGTTTCACGTGAAACATTCTTGTGTTAGGAGTCCTATATGCTTCGTGTAGAAACCCCAGACATTGAATCGCGGAGACTGAAGCTTGAGCTTCGATTAGCTCAGATGGATGAGGTTCAGGGATGCCGTGATGATTTTCTAAAATATGTCAAAAAGATGTGGCCTGATTTCATTGGTGGGGCGCATCACACGATGATTGCGGAGAAGTTCGAGGACATTGCTACGGGGAAGAACAAGCGTCTTATCATCAACATGCCTCCCCGGCACACTAAGTCCGAGTTTGCGAGCTATCTTTTTCCCTCGTGGATCATTGGCCGTGAGCCGCGCACCAAGATAATTCAGACGACGCACACGGCGGAGTTAGCGGTAAACTTTGGCAGGAAGGTTCGCAATCTCATTGATTCGGTGGAGTACCAGAATCTTTTTGAAGGGGTAAGTTTGCAGTCGGACAGCAAGGCTGCGGGCCGGTGGTCCACGAATCATGGCGGGGAATATTTTGCAGCGGGTGTTGGTGGTGCGATCACTGGCCGTGGTGCGGATTTATTGATTATTGATGATCCGCATTCGGAGCAGGATGCATTATCCGAGACGGCGATGGAGCATGCGTATGAGTGGTATACGTCGGGTCCCCGGCAGCGTCTTCAGCCTGGGGGAGCGATTGTTATTGTTATGACGCGGTGGTCGTTGAAGGATTTGACGGCGAAGGTAATCAAGGCACAGGGGTATGATGCTCTTGCGGATCAGTGGGAGGTTGTTGAATTTCCTGCGGTGATGCCTTCGGGCAAGGCGTGTTGGCCGGAATACTGGGATATTAAGGAACTGGAGGGTGTGAGGGCTTCCTTGTCGGTTTCGAAGTGGAATGCACAGTGGCAGCAGAATCCCACTTCGGAAGAGGGTGCGATTATCAAGAAGGAGTGGTGGCAGCGTTGGGAGGAGGATGAGGTTCCCCAGCTTGAGTATATCATACAGAGTTATGACACGGCTTTTAGCAAGCGGGAGACGGCGGATTATTCGGCGATTACGACGTGGGGGGTTTTTTATCCGGTTCAGGATGGCCCGGCGAATTTAATTCTTTTGGATTCCAAGAAGGGCCGCTGGGATTTTCCGGAATTGAAGGTTGCGGCTTTGGAGCAGTATAAGTTCTGGGAGCCTGAGACGGTAATAATTGAGGCGAAGGCGTCGGGGCTGCCTTTGACGCAGGAGCTTCGTCAGTTAGGTATTCCTGTTGTGAACTTTACACCGAGCAAGGGTAACGATAAGGTATCGCGTGTTCATGCTGTATCGCCCTTATTTGAGAGTGGTATGATATGGGCACCGGACGAACGTTGGGCTGACGAGGTTATTGAGGAGTGTTCGGCATTTCCCAATGGCGAGTATGATGATCTTGTAGACAGCACGACGCAGGCCCTGATGCGGTATCGCCAGGGTAACTTCGTACAATTACCGAGTGATGATTGGGTAGATGACGAGCCGTCTACTTACATCCGGAGTTATTATGGCTGACACACCCAAATTTCCTGAAGGGCCACCTACAGAAGAGACGGTTGATGCTGCATATAACCAGTATTTGAGAAATTTACACCCTGCCCAAAGAGATCCGGATTTACCACTGCAAGTCGTTGAGAATCCGGATTTACTCAAGATTCTACAATCCGATGCCGTTATGAACGACGTTCTTGATTCTTTCCTCAATCTTTCAGATGCCCCGGAGAATCTAAACGTGAAGATTCCTCCCTCTAAAGAAAGGGGAGGGCTTTATAGAAGATTGGCTCTAGATTTCGAGCCCGCGCCCACTGGTGCAGAATTAATTTTTGATCGAAGCTGGTATAAGGAACACGGTTTACTGGCTCCTCCAATGACTTATGAAGAATTTTTAAAGAAGCGTTATGGAAAAGATCTTGTTGACATAATGGTCCCTGACGAACCACGGCCCCAGAACATAACGGACTTGTCGAAGGTCCGGGAAGAGCGTGTCCTGGGAGAAGCCTATGGTGATTTTCAACAGGATGTCGCTGGCGGGGCGGAGTTGCTTGCAGAAAAGAGCGCCAAGCATCCCTGGAAGTATGGAATCGGAGACAGGGTTGCAACAGAGCAGTCTTTAAGAGCAGGCCAACTTCCTTTTCAAATAACGGAGAGGATGGTGCGCCCGGAGGGGCTTTTAGAAGGTTCAAGACCCCGTGAAGGTGTATTCATTAAAGGGCCGGATGTTCCTTATTACAAAGTTGTCCGGGAAGACGCGACAACCTGGATTCCTGAGTGGGCCGTCAAGCAGAAGCTAGGAATCAGTGGCGCGGTTCCTGACGAACCCCGGCCCCCGGAGCAGTCTAATTTACCCGCCGTAATAGACGCAGCTTCCGCTGCCTCCCAATTACTGGGACCGCGTGACAAACCACGGCCCAAGGGCAAGTTACAGGGGGGGATTGGTGCGTTACGGAAGGCTCCCTGGTTTGCTTTGGCGCGGATGGCCTGGAACGAACTTAGTCCGGATCAGCGGCAGGTGGCGGAAGATTATGCCAAGCAGGCCTATGGGAGTCTTGAGGCGGGTATTGATGCGGCGCAGGAGTGGACGGGTCGCCAGAATTTCCCGGAGGGGTTTGCGGGTGGTCTTGAATGGGCCAAGGATGCACTTGGCTTTGGAGACCAGGAGCCCAGTGGCATAATGTCCCTCCCGGATTTGCAGAAGTATCGCTCCCTCTTTCACGGTGGTCCATACCAGTGGGCTCCGGAACCGGGATACCCAGAGGGTAGGGCACGGCTGGATAAGCAAGGCACGGGCGAAGGCGCAGCAGCTTATGGGTGGGGGTTTTATGCAGCGGAAGCGCCTAAAGTAGGGAAGGGCTACCAAGAATCCTTAACATCAACTATTCCCGGCGCTCCTAGCGGGAGTTCAAAATATCGAGTTACGGGTGTAGATTTTCCAGAAGGTCGCGCTGGGCACATGGCTCTAGATTCCGCGCAGGACATTGAAAGTTATTTATCTTTCAAAATGTCGGGTCAGAGCCCGGACATGGAAAATTATTTAAGGGGACAGATAGATAGACGCATGGCACGGTGGCGGGATCAAATAGCTGCAACCGAGAAGGCTGGACATGGTACGGGCGGGATAGCAAATCAAGACATGAAGGCACTTTCTGATTATTGGGACATCTACGCAAGGCCCGCAAAATCGGGCGATATTAGTGAACACAGTGGTGCTTTCTACCAACTTGACATCCCCGAAGCCGATACCGACAGGCTTCTGGATTACGATGCGCCGCTGAGTGAGCAGCCCAAATCGATTCAAGATGCCCTTGCTCCCGTTATAGACAGAATACAGAAGCGACTAAGGAACCATCCGGAGGCTGGATTTAAGACGGTGGATATACCAGGGCGCGGAAACACGGCCCTCTGGATCCCCGACATAAACAAAGATCCAACCGGTGAGGACATTCAGTCTCTGCTGAACTATCTAGCTTCTTATTTTCCTGAAGGTAGGCCGGATACACGGGGTCTTGGGGCCACGGCTATGTCGCTAATCCGGTCACGCGCATCTGGCGATCTTGGAGCCACCATAAAAGAATTTGGATACCAACAGCCGGTAGAAGGCATTGATGAGCCCGGTGGGCGTATGGATTATAATCCTAAGCGGGCGGTATCTAAATTCCTTAATTCATTAGGCATCCCTGGCCTCAAATATTTTGACCATATGAGCCGTGGCGGCAAGGAAGGCACCCGCAATTATGTGGTTTGGGATCAGGATCTCTTGGACCGTTTGAAGACTGTCCGTAAGGAAGCTCTCGGCGGCTTCATAGACAAACCTTTATACGACCAGCCGAGAATGCTAGGGTAGGACATGGCGGATAAAAGTGACAGCATGGATCTTGGGCGTCCTGATGTAACGGTCAGTGATATCCTTCTTTTTGCAGCAGAGCCGTATAAAGCAACGCTTCAGTTCGGAGAGGCCACGCCTTTTGGAACCGACAGGCTCCTGGATTACGAGGCCACACCTTTTGGAGAGGTGAAGCTTGCGGCGGAAGACCCTTCATTGCCGGTGTTCAGGGCCGGGGCACGGGCTCTTCCTGATCAACCCGGCGGAGGCGAGGCTTATTATGGTGTTGATGCAGGACCTCTCCATTATGATAGAGCGTTCACCAAGTTTCCTGGAGGAACGGGAGTTCGTGACACGGTTTCCGGTCAGCTTGGTAATGTTGGTTTGTCTTACCAAGAGGCACAACAACGGATAGAGGGAGCGAGAGAGGAACTTCCAGGAAGTCGGACGCTCAGTGCTCATCTTGGATTAGGGTCGTTTGGTGCTAGGGTTGGCCGCAGGTGGACGGAGAAAAACCTAAACCCGTTTGGGTGGAGTCCCCCTCCCATGACGACGGTAGAGGCCCGTTGGGATGAAGGCCCGTTGTCCCTTAGTGGGATGGCGACGGGCCAAAGGGGTGTACCGGGGCTCGCGGATTATGGTGGAAGAGGCGAGTACAGGATGAATGACCCCTTTGGCCTTGGAGGCGATCTGACTGTTGGTGCTGGGGTCAGGCGGGGGCGGAAGAAGCCAGAGATCTACGGCAGGGTAGGTTACGGGTTGAATTTCTAGGAGACGCCGGGATGCCTTTGACCAATAAAGGCCGCAAGATAAAGAAGGCGATGACCAAGAAGTATGGTAAGAAGCGTGGTAAGAGCATTTTCCACGCCTCACGGAACAAGGGTACGATAAAGGGTGTAGACCGCAAGAAAAGGAGAGCATGATATGCCGAATGTAATGGGTAGGGAGTTCCCGTACACCCCGGAAGGGCAAGCGGCGGCTTTGCGTTATAGCCGTGCGATTGGGATGCGCGGTGGAGGAATGATGGGCTTCCGGCCTGTTGGGTATCAGGAAGGTACTGGACCTGCTGGGGTACAGCCTGCTGGGATGACCGTTCGCTCTACGATGGCCTTGTCTCCGGAAGAAGAAACCAGCGGTGCGGTTTTGAATGTTGTCCGTGATCTCTGGGAGACACTTCCAAAATCCAAGGAAGAGATAGCTAAGTATATTGAGAAGCATCGTCCTGATCTGGAATGGATAGCGACGTTGCCTGGGGACAACTTCAATATTGTGAGGAGGGTCTTGGAAGAATATCCACGAAGCGGTCCATCGATCCCGACTTATATCGGGCCGGAAGAGCATAGACCGCTTATAGAAGGAGTCGAAGAACTTAGACCGTCGGGCCTTAGTATCCCTGCTCCGTTGCCTCCTGGGTTACCAGGGGATGAGTTTGGATCACCCGGCTTCCTTGACAAGATTATACCCCCTACACAAAGAGGAGAGGAGCTTCAGCTAGCTCCCCCCTTTATAGAGCCACGTGAGCCACGTGAGCTTCCTGATTACATGAAGGATCCCAGATATAAAGGATACTTTAATCCCGACCAAATAGACCCGTACTTTGACCCCAATGAGATTGAAGTAGCCAATGGCGGCTACGTGGGCCGTGGGCGGCGCGGCTTGGGTGGGGGCGGCATCATGTCGTTGCGGCGTTAGCCATGGCCCGCGCCCCATTGCCTCGCAGTAATTTCGGGACCAGTTCTCTGGTTGAGCGCCGGGATGCTATTCCCACGGTTGATTTGGAGGAGGGCTCCGGTGCTGAAGTTGATATCCAGGAGGACGTTGTTCTGGAAGCTCCTGGTTTGAACATTGAATTGGAGGAGGACGGCAGTGTGGTTGTGGACTTCGATCCACGGTCCGAGGCCCAAGATGGTGGTGACTTTTACGAGAATCTAGCGGAGGTTTTGGATGACAGGGTTTTATCTGTAATTTCTTCGGAACTGACGGAGCAGTATGACGCCAACAAGGATGGCCGCAAGGATTGGGAAGATGCTTATCGCACGGGTCTGGAGCTTCTAGGGTTCAAGTACGAGGAACGCTCGGAGCCCTTCCGGGGTGCGACGGGTGTGACGCATCCTCTTTTAGCGGAGGCTGTGACGCAATTTCAGGCACAGGCGTTTGGAGAGCTTTTGCCTGCGGGTGGCCCGGTACGGACGGAGATTGTTGGGAAGATAACGCCGGAGGTTGAGAATCAGGCGGATCGCGTTCGGCATTTTATGAATTATCAGATCACCTGTATAATGAAGGAATACACGCCTGAATTTGATCAGATGCTGTTTTACCTTCCCTTGTCGGGTTCCACTTTCAAGAAGGTTTATTATGATGATTTCCTGGGGCGGGCTGTAAGCCGGTTTGTTCCGGCGGAGCAGCTTATTGTTCCGTACACGGCTACGGACCTGGAGACGGCGGAGAATGTGACGCATGTTATCCAGACCACGGAAAACGAACTCCGCAAGAAACAGCTTGCAGGCTTTTATCAGGATATTGAAGTAACGGCATCTCAGGCTGATCCTTCGGAAGTCAGGGATGAGATGAACGAAATCTCTGGTGTAGAGCCGTCTTATCTGGATACGGATATTACTTTGCTGGAATGCCATGTAGATTTGGACATCGAAGGCTATGAGGATACGGATGATTCTGGAGAGCCTACTGGTATAAAGCTCCCGTACATTGTTACGGTTTCTATAGAGGGGAGTAAGGTTCTTAGTATCCGGCGGAACTACAGCCCAGATGACCCGGACAGGAAGAAAACGCAGTACTTTGTACATTTTAAATTCTTACCTGGGTTTGGATTTTACGGCCTTGGCCTGATCCACATGATTGGTGGTTTGAGTCGCACGGCGACGGCGGCTTTACGGCAATTGATTGATGCCGGTACTTTGTCCAATCTTCCGGCTGGCTTTAAGTCGCGGGGACTACGGGTGAAGAATGATGATGATCCGTTGTCACCGGGTGAGTTCAGGGATGTTGACGCACCGGGGGGCGTTATCCGGGATTCCCTGATGCTGCTTCCGTACAAGGGAGCGGATGCGACGTTGTTTCAGTTGATGGGCTTTTGTGTTGAAGCTGGGCAGCGGTTTGCTGCAACTTCAAATCTCCAGGTTGGTGATGCCAATCAGCAGGCTCCGGTTGGGACGACCATTGCGCTTCTTGAACAGGGTGCGAAGGTCATGTCGGCTATCCATAAGCGGCTGCATTATGCCCAGAAGGAGGAGTTCTTTCTTCTTTCTGATGTTTTCGGGCAGACCTTGCCTGCGGAATATCCGTATAATGTTGTAGGGGCGGAGCGCACTATAAAGGCGTCGGATTTTGATGAGCGCGTGGATGTCATACCGGTATCGGATCCCAATATCTTTTCCATGGCGCAACGTATTGCCACGGCGCAGACGGAACTTCAGTTGGCTCAATCTGCCCCGGATCTTCATAATATGTATGAAGCGTACCGGAGGATGTATCGGGCTATTGGAATAAAGGACGTTGACGCTATCTTGAAGCCGGAGGCGGAGGGCGACCCGGAGCCCAAGGATCCAGCTATTGAGAACTCTGAATCCCTGGAGAATTTGCCGTTGGTTGTTTTCCAGGGTCAGAACCACAACGCGCATATTACCGCGCACATGGTTTTCGGTTCCTCTGGTTTGGTTCTCCAGATGCCTCAAGTTGCGATGACCCTTCAGAAACATGTCATGGAACATGTCTCCGTTAGGGCCAAGGAACAGGTAGCGGGTCAAATGACGCAACAGTTACAGGGACGGCCTCCTAGTGAAGAAGAAGCCCAGCAGATTGAGGGTATGGTGGCAGAACTTATCTCGCAGGGTATGCAAGAGATCAAGGCCCTTGGTCAGCAGTTGAGCGGGCAGGGACAGGAAGATCCTTTAATAGCGCTGAAAGGCCGGGATCTGGACATCCGCGCTCAGAGGGATCAGAATGAGTCTGCGATGGATCAGCAGCGTTTGGCTCTTGATCAACAGAAGGCTGCTACTGCTGCCAGTTTGGGTGAAGGACGCATCCAGAGTTCCGAGGACATAGCTGCGGCCAGGATAAAAGCGGCGCGTGAGCGTGAGATTATGAAACAACGTACATAGGAGAGTATTATGGCAGCTAAGACATCAGTAGGTGTGGTGCGTAAAGGGGAGGTTATAAAGGACCAGGGCTTTGTTTCGTATAATCCTCCCAAAACCGTGGATACCCCCAGTGTTGCCAAGGGCACCATAGTGAAGGGGAAGAACAAAGGCATGGGCGCTGCTTTACGCGGCGGTAATTATCGTTGTGCATGAGGTTTTATTATGGAATGGATAAAGAGTCGTATCAAAGAGCCGTCTAGCTGGGCGGCTGCTGGTGGTGTACTGGTTGGCTTGGGTCTTCTGGTAAGCCAGCCTATCCTCATCATTGTGGGTATTCTTGTGGGTGTTGGTGGGTTCGTTCTCAAAGAGAAGAATCTTATCTAAGTACCGTGATGAATAAGACCACCCCCGTTGACCTGGATCTTAATAAGAACGGCGCGGTTAATGATGAAGAGTTGGCCGTTGCCAAGGAGATCCGTATAGAGGAGAAGGAGGATGCCCAGCGACACATGGCCTGGGTTGCCATGGGTTCTATGCTGGTATTCACGGCACTTGTATTTTTGCCTATTTTTCCTGATACACGGATAAAGGCTATGGCAGATTTGTTTGGCTTGTTTTATATCGGTCAAGCGGGAGTAGTAGGGGCCTATATGGGGATGACAGCCTATATGAGCAAGAAGCGATGACGGCAGTGGCTATTCCCATAACCATAGGTGAGTTTATAATAATTACTTTAGTTATTATCACTTTAATCACGTTGGTGAAGAAATGATATCACTTTTGGGCACCATTTTGGGCTTTAGTACATCCATCGTCCCTGAAATATTAGGATTCTTCAAACAGAAGCAGGCCAATTCGCATGAATTGTCGATGCTTGAGGCGAAGGCCAAGTTCGCGGACCAGATGTCCAAGCTCAAGCTGGAAGAATTGGATGCGGAAGCGGAGATTGCCGAAACGAAAGGACTTTATGAGCATGATCGATCTATTGACGCCGGAGGTTTTGTCAACGGTCTCAGGGGTTCTGTGCGCCCTGTCCTTACTTACGCCTTCTTTCTCCTTTTTTCTACCATCAAAGGCGTCACGCTTTACTCGATGGTGACGACGGATGGCATGGATTTGTCGGCAGGGCTGATTGCGATCTGGGATCCTGAGACACAAGCTATATTCTCTGCCATTATCGCATTCTGGTTTGGAAACCGGGCCATGTCGAAGGCTCGTGCGTGGCAGTTGGAGCGCAGACCAGTTAAATAAACGGGGATGGGAGATGTTGCTTGAAAAATGCTTCTTGTATCCTAGCGGTTCTTGTATCCCTGTTATTTTCCGTTTCTGTGCGAGCGGCAGATACTAATACTGTTTCTTCAACGGTAGTAACGGACAAGGCTCCTCCCACGGCGAGTGCGCCATCGATTGTCATTAATAATAGTGACGTATGTAAGAGCGCCGCGTCGGCTGCGATTCAAACGCAAATCCTTGGGTTTGCGTCCGGTATTACCGTATCTGACGAGAACTGCGAACGCATTAAATTAGCGCGTAGTCTTTATCTGATGGGTATGAAAGTAGCGGCGGTATCATTATTGTGCCAGGATTCTAGAGTTTTTGATGCCATGTGGATGGCCGGGACCTATTGTCCCTATCAGGGAAAGATTGGCGATGAAGCTAAAGCTAGTTGGGAAGAGAGTGAGGACGAAGTCCCAGATGGAAGCGAAGTTTTCAAAAAAAAAGAGAAGGAGGAGTAGATGAGGAGCCTCAAAGCTATGTGTGGGTTGCGCCTGTTGGGATTCTTCTTGGTATTGGGCTGTTGTTTGGTATTCCCCTACCCTTCTTCTTCTGAGGAGACGACGAGCAATCTTCTTTCCAATCCGGGGTTTGAGTCTTCTACGAACACGAGCAGTGTTCCCAACTGGACAGCCACGGGCGACGGGTACATCTGCAATTCGTGTGGTCCTGCTGGTGGCAACGCCCTCAAGAGCGGTGGGGGTGGGGCGACGGTCAAGCAGTCGGTGAATTTGTTTGATGAGATGACAAAGGGCGAGATCAATAATGGCTTTGAGATGAAGTATGGAACGGATGTTTGGTTGCATAGTTCAAATGCCACGGTCCCTGCTTGTGGTAGTGCCGGGAGTGGTCAGGACTGCAAGGATGCCTTCTCGATTACGCTGGATATAAAGGATACGGCTGGGACGTTGCTTCACAAGTTCGAGCATATCTATGAGGATCAGTCATGGACGGGGTGGGATAGGAGCACTTTTGATTTCACGCAGACGATACCGTCGAATAGCTTTTCGAGTGCGATAGCCACGTTGGAGCTTTACGGCATTGATAGTGGGTATACGGGAAACTCGCTTGCTGGTCCAAGGGCCGACAACTCGTTCCTGACGGCTACGTACACGTCGCAAGCTATTTTGGATTCGATCAACACGGCGATGGAACAGACGCTAGATCTTTTGAGTCAGAGTACGACGCCGGTTGAGACTGTGGGTAGTTTTGAGGTGACAGTCAATAATAGTGCGGGGGAGGCTGTTCAGTCTTTCAATGTGGAGGTTGCTGAGACTTCTGAGATTAGCATTACGCCGAGGACGATGCCCAACCCCATGCGCCAGGAGTCTCCTCCCCCAGAGCCGGAGGTAGAGGCACAGCGTACGGAGGTTGAGCGTGAGTTGGACACTGCGCCGTCTCAAGATCAGGAAGCGGCGTCTTCCAAGCCGAAGGCCGCAGCTAAAGGGAAGGTTGCCAAGAAGATCATGAAGCGGATGGGGGACAAGGGTCGTTATGACGCCACTAATCAGATCCGGACATTGATCGTCATGCAGGCGCTGGGGGATACCAAGGGGTTCTTTGATCCTGTGTCGAAGCTCAAGGACACTCCGGGTTTCTTCACTGGGGAAACCGTACCCGACTCTGTGATAAACGGTAACAACTTTGCTCAATATGTTCTTTTTGGTGGTTCCACGGCGCGGCATGGCGCTCTTGTTGACTCGCAGTACAAGTAATGTCTTTACGATCTGAATCAAACAAGAAGCCCCAGTGGGAAGACCTGGATCCGATGATTCGCAGGTGCCTCATGTGTCTTACTGATTTCATGTCGGAGCATAAAGGGGAGCGGGTATGTCGCGCTTGCAAAGGCACTTCGGTCTGGCGGCAGGGGTGATTTCCTTATGGCGGAAGTAGAATTTGGTGGTGTGAAGTTCCGGGGCGGCAAGATCATATTGATCTTGACGGCGCTTTCTACTTTGTGCGGTGGTGCGTGGGGCGCGTTCGAAGTTTACAAGGACTATATGACCATGCGGGCCAAGATTGCGACCTATAAGGCTCCTGATCTATCTGGTTTTGATAAGCGACTTGCTGTTTTAAAAGAGAGCATGGCGGCGCTGGAACTCAAGGCGGATGAGGCGAGGGATTATACCAAGGATATCAAGCGGGATCTCAAAGACGAATTGCATCAGATGTCCAAGCAACTGGATGATGTGGAGAAGCGGGGCAAGGAGGTATTCAGGATTGTGCGTAGCAGCATAGAGACCAACGACACCAAGGTCCGGACTATGGTAACGGTCAATTCTGATCGTTTCGACAAGAGGCGCGAGCAGCTTCGGAGTGACATGGAGGATCTGGAGAAACGAATTAGGGTAGCCATGAAGGAATTGGATGCTAAGATAAGTGACAAGATCAAGAAAGCGTTAGAGAACCCCCTTGCAAATATGAGGAAGTAACCATGGACGGTATTCTTTTAGCGGAACATTTGTTTGAACGGATACAGGATCGAAAAAACAGGATCCTTGAAATGCTGGCGCAGGGGACCATAAAAGATTATGAAGAATACAAACAAATGGTTGGCTCCATGGAGTCTTTGGATTATATAGGACAGGAGTTGAGAGAAATCCTAGAAAAGGCGGACTGATGACGGACAAATCTAATACGGAAACCACGGATAATCTTGTTTCCTTAAAGGATGCATATGTGAAGAAAGAGGAGCGCGTCCTGGATCCCAAGAACTTAGGACCGGTCCTTGATCACTTACCAACTCCAACTGGCTGGCGTCTGCTGATCTTGCCGTATAGAGGTAAAGGAAAGACGGAAGCTGGTATTTATCTGCCGGATGAGGTCATCGAGAGAGAATCTGTAGCTACTGTATGTGGTTATGTGTTAAAAGTCGGATCTCTCGCCTACGAGGACAGAGCTAAGTTCCCCAGCGGTCCCTGGTGCAAGGAGAAGGACTGGATAATTTTTAGTCGTTATGCGGGCGCTCGTTTCAAGATTGACGGCGGCGAGGTTCGCATTCTAAATGACGATGAGGTCATAGCCGTTGTACAGGATCCCGAAGATATCCTGCATTTTTAACATGGAGAAAGAGCCATGCCTGAAGCACAAAACGAAGAACTTGTAGTAGACATCCCCACTGAAGGTGGCGATGTAGCCGTAGAGATAAATCCGGAACAGGTCATAGTAGGGTCTGTAGCCGCAGAGACTACGGTTTCCGAGGCGGAAGATTCTGTAGAACATGCCGAATACAGCCAGAAAGTTAAGAAACGTATCGACAAGCTGACCAAGAAGGTCCGGGAGGCTGAGAGGCAACAAGACGCGGCAATTAATTATGCCAGGAATATCCAGGTAGAAAACAATAACTTGAAGTCACGAGTATCAAGCTTGGACGAAGGCTATGTAAGTGAATACGGGGACCGCATAGCTACTCAGTCCGAATCAATACAAAAAGACTTGGAAAGCGCTATTGCAACCAATGACACGGCAGCCCAGGTTGATCTTAACAAGAAGCTAGCGCAGCTTACGATTGAAGAGGAGCGGGTCAAGGCGGCGAAACTGGAGCAGGCTCGCCTATCCCAACAAGCTCAATACCAGGAGCAGTTGGTGCAGCAGCAAGCGGCCCATGCCGCCCAAACACCGCAAGCTCCGGCCAGAGCAGATCCGAAAGCAGAGGACTGGGCCGCCAAGAACTCTTGGTTCGGTGAGAATGATGCCATGACCTTTGCTGCCTTTGGCATACACAAAACACTCATCGAAGAGGAAGGTTTTGACACGGACTCTGATGAGTACTACAATGAAATCGATAAGAGATTACGGGAGGCCTTCCCTCATAAGCTTAACACGGGGGAAATGGTCACCGTAGAACAGGGGCGTCGTCCATCACAGACGGTTGCCTCTGCCGTTCGCTCAAGTAATTCTGGGCGCAAGACAGTAAGACTTACTCCAAGCGAGGTTGCTATTGCGAATAAACTTGGAGTGCCTCTTGATGAGTACGCGAAGTACAAACGCTAGGAGAGAAATGCTATGGTAGATGCTGAAGTAGATCGTACTCCTCGCGCCTCCGAGAAGCGGGAGGGGAAACCCCGCCGCCAACCTTGGAAACCCCCGTCTTTATTAGACGCTCCTCCGCCACCGGAAGGCTATAAGCATAGGTGGATACGTGCCGAAGTTAGGGGATTTGATGACCGGAAGAATGTCTCCGCCCGTCTAAGAGAAGGGTGGGAGTTAGTTCGGAAGGATGAATATCCTAATTTTGAAGCGCCCACCATGGATACTGGCCGTTATGAAGGTGTTTTTGGTGTAGGAGGTTTGTTGCTGGCTCGAATTCCAGAGGAGATCGTTGAGGAACGCAGAGAATACTTTGATCAAATGACCGAAGATGCGATGCGGGCCGTTGATAATGATCTTTTGAAGGAGACTCAGCATCATTCGATGGCGATTCAGAAACCTGAACGCCAGTCGCGTGTGACATTTGGAGGTCCTAAGAATAATTAGGACTTATTGTTTTAACCCCTTTTTGCTTTAAGGAGCGAAGGATATGGCTAATACTAATGGAGCTTGGGGGCTCCGACCCGTTGGTAAAATGGGTCAGAACTCCAATTCCACTGGTGTTTCAGGCTACACGATGTATGAAATTGCTAGCGGCAATTCCAACGTCATCTACCAAGGTACTCCTATAATCCCCCTTGCTACGGGGTATATTGATGTAGTAGGAGCCGCCGCTGGTGGTACTGTTGGGCTGCTTGGTGCTTTCATGGGTTGTCAGTATGTTTCGAGCACCACTGGAAAACCCGTTTGGAGTATGCACTGGCCCGGATCAGGCGCGGATAGTAACCACGCTGTGAAGGCTTTTGTTGCAGATGATCCAATGCAAATCTTTGTTATTGCAACGGACGCCTCATGGACCAGTAAGGCAACGGCACGAGCCGCTGTTTTTGCTAACGCGAACTTCGCTACTGGAACAAGCGGCAGCACGACAACGGGTCAGTCTTCGGCTACTCTGTCTATCACTACGATAGCTGCTACCAAGACGTTGAACCTGCGTATTCTTGGCTGGGAGGAAGATGCTTCCAATCAAGATTTTTCTGCGGCTGGAATCCCTGCCTTAGTTCGGTTGAATAACCACTTCAATAGCGCCAATGGTGCTCTTGTAGCTGGTACGACCGATACTGCTGGCGTATAGGAGGGTTGAGAGATGGCTATAAGTAGAGCGCAACTCGTAAAAGAGTTGGAACCCGGCCTGAACGCTTTGTTTGGTATGGAATACGATAATTATGATCGCGAGCACGATCAGATCTTCGATATGGAGAGTTCTGACCGTGCATTCGAAGAGGAGGTTATGCTATCCGGTTTTGGGACGGCACCCACCAAATCTGAGGGAGCGGCCATATCGTTTGACGATGCCCAGGAAGTGTACACGGCGCGGTATACTATGGAGACGATTGCTTTGGCATTTTCCATTACGGAAGAAGCCATCGAGGATAACCTTTATGATCGGCTTGCTAGCCGATACACGAAGGCTCTCGCTCGTAGCATGAGTCAAACGAAGCAGGTTAAGGCTGCGGCAGTTCTTAACAATGCTTTTGACAGCACCTACACCGGAGGCGATGGTCTTGAGCTTTGCTCAACAGCCCATACTCTTGCCAATGGTAGCACTTTCCGGAATGAGCTTTCGACAGCAGCGGATCTCAATGAGACCAGCCTAGAGCAGGCCCTCATTGATATTGCTGGTTTTGTCGATGAGCGCGGTCTGAAAATTGCTGTGAGCGGGGTTAAATTGATTGTTCCAAAGGAACTCCAGTTTACCTCTGATCGGCTTTTGGAATCCACGCTTCGTCCGGGGACTGCGGATAATGACATCAATGCTGTTCGGAACATGGGTATGCTTCCGGATGGATATGTCGTTAACCACTTCCTCACCGACACGGATGCTTTCTTCATCAAGACTGATGCGCCAAATGGTTTGAAAGGTTTCAATCGGACGGCGGTTCGGACTTCGATGGAAGGGGATTTTGATACCGGTAATGTGAGGTACAAGGCCCGCGAGCGTTATGCGTTCGGCTGGTCTGATCCTCGCGGCATCTTCGGATCGCCTGGAGCATAAGTCGCGTGTAGTTCGACTATCGGGAGGAGGTTGGAAGCCTCCTCCCATTCTCTGGGATACATAGCCCTAGCGACTGGCCCAGCAGACGCTTACAAGACTCTAGGGCGAAAACCTTTGTAAGGAGGTGTACCATGGGTACAACACGCTTTTCCGGTCCTGTTATGTATAGCGGGACGGGCACCAAGAATGCTTGGTTTCAAAATCTTCCTATCGGTGTAAATCCGGACTATGTCACCAAGATGGATGACTTTGTCGGCATTGATATCGATGACACCGATGACTGGACAAAGTCGGTCCTCAACAGCGGAACCCTGACGCTCCTCGCTGACCATGTCGGTGGGTGGGCCAAATCTACGGGTGATGGCTCAACGGATAATTCCGGGGGCGCAATTCAGGGTAACGAGATCTTTATGGCGGAAGCCAGCAAGAACATCTTCTTTGAAGCTAGGGTTGCGGTGGCCGATGCTGACGATATGGACATGTTCGTTGGTCTTGCCGAAAACGGGACCTTTGCAACGGGTGTTCCTTTCACTGCCAGCAACCAAGTCGGCTTTTTGTTGGTGGAAGGTGCCGCTGATATTTATGCCAATTGCGATAGTGGTGGAACTGAGACAAAAACCGATACCGGAATTGATTTTGCAGATGGTGCGGAGTCTAGCTCCAATATCACGAACAGCCGTCAGCTTGGGTTTATCATCCGGGGGACCGGGCAGGTAGAGTTCTATGTGGACCGGGACAAAAAGGTGACAACTACCGCCAATATTCCAACATCTGCTCTTACGCCGTGGTTCTGTGCAATGTCTGGTACAACGACTGCGGATGCTGCTTGGTGTGACTATATTCTAGTTAACGCCCAAAGAGTGGCTTCTGGGATGGTCCAATTCAACCAGCAGCCATAGAGGTGAGCCATGCCCGTTAAGAAAGGGAGCCGTAAGAATCCTCCTAAGAAGAGCGCTTCTACGAATCCTACCGAGAAAAGACGTGCTAAGAAGCTTCCTGTACCAGGAAGCGCCATACATAAATCTATGGTGCTTTCCGGTAAGATTAAGGGATAGGAGTAGGTTGAATGGCTGATGCTGTGACTACTACTACGGTGATAGATGGGCCTAGAGAGGCTGTGATTTATTGTACCAATACCAGCGATGGCACTGGAGAGTCTGCCGTTACTAAGGTAGATGTTTCCGCTTTGTCTTCCCGTCAAGATGGAACAGCTTGCACCGGAGTGAGGCTTAAGAAGGTGTCCTTTTCTAATGTTGGGCTGGGCGTCAAGGTTCTCTGGAATGCTTCGACTAACGTTATAGCAGCGGAGCTTCCTGCGGATTATTCAGATGCCCTAGACTATTCTGACATCAGTGGCCTTCCTAATGTAGCGGCTTCGAGCGGTAAGACTGGAGACATCAAGTTCACCACAGTTGGGCACTCTAGTGGTGATAGCTACTCCGTAGTTCTGTATTGCTTGAAAGAATACTGACGTTAGGGGCTGATATGACAGACCTGGACCGGAAGAATGAGCTTAATATCTTAGAGCTTCGGGGAGAGATCAACCTTCTGTCCCAGAAGGTTGAGACGCTGAAGGTTAACGACTTAGCGCATATTCAGAAGAGCGTAGATGGCATACAAAGGATATTGTGGGCAGTTGGTGTTATAGTTCTTGGTCATCTGGGAGTTGCCGTGAAGAGCACCTTATGGGGCTAGCATGAAGGATTTAAACTATTATGGCTGTTTCTGGATCTAAGGACTTTGAACCGAATGTAGCGGATTATATAGAAGAAGCTTTCGAACGGTGTGGCTTTGAGTTACGGACAGGATATCAGGCCCGGACAGCCAGGAGATCCCTGAATTTGTTGCTCGCGGATTGGGCGAATAGAGGCCTCAATCAGTGGACCATTAAACAAGTCACGCAAAATCTCATCATAGGAATCACTGAATACCCGGTGGGCACTATCACACTAAGTGTAGGGGCCAGCGGGTCATTCACGATTGGTGAGACAATCACAGGGGGTACTAGCACGGCAACCGCGTCTATAATTAGCGCCCCCACTGCTACTTCTATGACTATAACAGTTCCTTCGGGGACTTTTTCTGCTTCTGAGACAATTACCGGGGGCACTAGCTCTGCAACCACTACCGTTTCGTCTATTGTCTCCTTTGAGGACGTTCAGGCTACTATTGATGTTCTTACGGCTGTTGTGCGCCGAAGCAGTCAGGATCTTTCTACAAGCGCCATTGACCGTGCGGCCTATCTAGACATCCCCAATAAAACAAGCACTGGGAGGGTTACACAATACTTTGTTGATCGGCAGATCACTCCCGTTATCAAGGTTTGGCCGTCACCTGAGAATAGCACGGACCAGCTTATCTATGACCGCATTGTGCGAATGGATGACGCAGACACCTCTGTTAATACGGTAGAGATGCCGTTCCGGTTTTACCCGTGTTTGGCGGCTGGTCTTGCTTATTACCTATCCATGAAGATAGCGCCGGATAAAATCCAGTTATTGAAGGGTCTTTATGAAGAGGAGTTCCATAGGGCTTCGTTGCAGGATAGTGCCACAACTTCCATTAATCTTGTTCCAACGTACACCTTCATAAGTGCGGTCTAGTGATGGCTAAGTACTCTTCAGAGAAGTACGCCCTGGGTATCTCGGATCGTTCCGGTGCCGCTTATAAACTACGCAATATGAGGAAGGAGTGGAATGGGTTCTTAGTTGGTTATGATGAATGGGAATCAAAACAACCTCAATTAACTCCTCCACGGATGTCGGCTGATTCTCAGGCGCTGCGTAACCCACGCCCGGATAGGGAAGAACCTGCTGTTCTCGTATTGCTCCCCATGAATCCTTTCAGAACGGGAGCTAGTGGATCGGCTATTATTACGGTTACTCAACCGGGTCACGGTAGAAGTACCGGTGATACGGTAAGGTTCAGAAAGGTGGAATCTTTCGATGGGTTCACGGAGAGTGCCATTGAAGATGAGGATGGATTTTCTATCACGAAGGTAGACGATGACACTTATACCTTTACCTCTGGCAGTGGAACCGCAACAACTGGTACTATTGACGGCGGAGGCGCTTCGGCTTCTGCGGGTCCCGTAACAGTGAGTGCATGACATGGCTTTTACTTTTACAACATTAAAGACATCGATACAGGATTACACGGATAACACCGAGACGACCTTTACCAGTCAATTGCCTCGCTTCATCATTAATGCTGAAGAGCGCATCCTGAAGGAATGCCAGCTAGACGTATTCCGCAAATCTTCTCAAGGTTCCGCTACATCTGGAAATCAGTATCTAGCCAAACCTTCCGACTTTCTGTCTCAGAATTCGTTAAGCGTTATTAACTCCTCCAGCAAGGAGTTCCTTCTCTATAAGCAAGTAACGATGCTACAGGATTATACGCCTGACCCTACCACCACGGGCACTCCGCTATATTATGGGGACTGGGACGACACGTCTTTCCTTCTGGCTCCAACTCCTGATAGCACCTACACAATGGAACTACATTATTTTTATCGTCCCACGTCTATTACGGCTAGTGGGGACGGAACAAGTTGGTTAGGGACCAACGCAGAACTAGCTCTTCTGTATGGCAGTCTTGTGGAGGCGTATACTTTTATGAAGGGGGAAGCGGAGCTTCTCAAATTCTATAACGACAGATTTATGGAATCTATCCAGTGGCTCAAGAACCTTGGAGAAGGTCTCCAGACACGGGATCAATACAGATATGATCGAGTACGAAGAGCGGTGGCCTAATGTTGAGTGTGGACGGAGAAGGGGAAATTGGGAGTGTCTCGGTCTTCACTTCGGTGGATTCCGGTCATAGTCCAGAGCAAATAGCGGATATGGCCCTTAACAAGATTATGATAGTCAATGACTCCGCTCCTCCGGTTATACGGGATCAGGCTATTGCTCATAGGGATAAATTGCGGGAAGTTTTGATTTATTATATGAATAGCATGGCGAAGAGCGAGAGAACGACAATCTGGGCCTTGATGAAGAAGCAGGGCCATGACGATATTGCAGAGATTATAAGGAGGCTATAATGGCTGTTGGCACGTCCGCAATGTGCGGGACATTCAAAAGAGAGATACTGGCAGGTATACATTTCTGGACCGCGCATAGTCGTGGGGATTCCAGTGCAATTTCTGGTGATACGTTCAAGATTGCTATGTTTACCAATAGCTCTTCCATTGACGCAGATACCACGGGGTACACAACCAGCAACGAGGTTAGCGGTACTAATTATACTGCGGGGGGTAATTCATTAAGCAGCCCCACTATTGGTCTCGGTGACAATAGTAGTTCTGTCCCCACGGCATATCTGGATTTCGCGGATAGTACTTGGTCCAGTTCCACTATCAGCAGCGCCAGAGGTGCTTTGGTCTATAATTCTACTCTGAGCGGCGCGAGCACGGGTTCTGCGACTACGGCTGCGGCATATCCTGCGGTAGCGGTTATTAACTTTGGTGGCGACAAGTCTTCGAGTGCGGGGGACTTCACGATTCAATTCCCTGCCAACGATGCGAATAACTCGATAATCAGGATTTCGTAATGGCTCTAATAACTGGTTGGGATAGGAGTACCTGGAACTCAGGAACC